GACCCTTGAATTTTCCAGTTTTCGGGGTGACCATCAGTTCCACCAGAACGGTTTTGAATACTATATGACGCAATGGTTTTTGACGTATCAAATTGATAAGTTAGAGTAGCAACTCCCCCAACACCAGAGGCTCCCCAGTATGTAGCAGCATTTCGATCAAATGCGTGCCAATTAGGTTCGTCGCCATTTGCAGCGGATGAAGTTACATCCCCACTTGGAGCAGAGGCTCCTGTCATATCTGCTGTAGCAATAGGGTAATTGGATAAGCCATTGCTACCTTCTAATAACCAACCGTTCGCACCAAACGTAAGGTCAGAAATATCCTTGATCTGCCAAAATCCAGAATCTGTAAGTTCACCAAAACTTGCAGCAGTATACTTGGTCCCCATAATACCCGAACATCTAGCATAATATCCGTCAAAAGAGTTAGAGTTATTAGATCGATCTCCGATCTCATGCGAAAATGCTGAGTTAATGTGGCAAGTAGCTGATGATCCTTTGGTTGTATTAGCAGTTAGCGGCACAGAAGTTCCATTTGCATATAAAGTGACATCATTAGATCCTGTTCCGACAGACAATATTAATTGTACCCAAGCTTCAGGGTCACGGAAAACAGGTACTGTGGTGTACTCCCAATTAGTAGACCCGCTGGTTTGATTCTTTATAATAATTGTGCCGTCAGTGTTTAAATAAATAAAGAAAAAAGAATTTGAACTAACGTCAACAGAAAACAACCAATCACCAGAATTAATCTTTGCCAGTTTCACCAACATCTCTAAAGTGAAATCTGTTTCGGCACTTCCACTTGACGGGGTGAAGTCTAGAAAATCCGAACTCCCTTGGAACAGCCCACTTCCAGCAATAACGTGGCCGCTGGCACTAGATAAACTGGCAAAGAACATCTGTTGGATACTCATTAGGTCAATCCCGATCCACTAATCATCCATCTTGTTGCCGTCATCTTTATGCAAGTTGCTACCCCGTTAGCCGCTAACGAACGTGACCCTGTTGTTCCATCTGGAGATAAAACCATAACGTCAGAAGTTATAGCGATTGTTATAACACCCCCACTTGTATCGTTTACAAATGTTATGGCAGTGCCAATAGTGTATGCAACAGAAGCGTTGGCTGGGATTGTCCATATTCGGGCGGTAGTGTCACCGCCTGGATGGTAAAGATGCTTACCAGCGTCAGCTAAAACTAACGCATAAGCCGCTGATTTACTGTTTTGAGGTATTACGGATACAATTTCATTTACGCCTAAAACAGATGGAAATTTATCGTCCGCTGTTCGTGTCACATTTTCAGCGCTGGTTGATTGCTCAACTAAACCAGCAACGGTTGTTGATGCCGCTGGTGCGTCTGCAATCTTCATAATCTGCATTGTTGAGGTAGTATCTAAAATACCCATGTAGATATCTGATGCTACATGGTCACCAGCCGCCAATGCCGCTCTGTCTTTTTGCACTGCAATAGTTGACAATCCGCTTATAGCAACTGTCATTGCACCTGTGTTTGAGTTTGAAGATGCCTTCCAGAAAAACCGCTGTCCAACAGCATATGCTGTTATGGCGGGTGTAGGCGCTAAAGTTCCAGCATCCGCACCAGCGCCCATTGTACCGCAAAAAACATAGGCACTGGCTTGAACTTGTCCTAAAGTTGCGCTGTCCGTAGATGCGTTTCCAACAGCTAATCCTGTAAACTTTTTATTCGCCATAGGGATATTTGCCGTGACAACGCTTTGACCATCAACCGCAATCGATTGGGTAAGGGCTGTTGCAATGTCGCTGTTGTTTGCGTCAACTTGATCGCTGGAAATTACTGTGCCAGCAACGAAATTGGGGTAAGGGTTAACATAGCTTCCTGATCCGTTACGGGCCATTTTATCTTGCTCCTAAAGCGTCTTGCATTGTTGATGTTACTGGGGCATTCCTAGCAAACATCGTTTGGGTTATGTCCATTATTTTGCCTGTGCTTTGGTCTATTAAAGGTTGCACCGTTTGCAAATGCTCTAATGCTTGCCTAGCTTCTGCACCTCTTGGGCCTGTAAGTGCTTTTACCATTTCTATATATACAGCATCAGATACTTTTTGTTTAGCTTTATTTGATCGACCAAATATAGCAGCAATCATAGATTTTGGTGCGTCAATTACTTGACCACTTCTTAATTGATTTATTGCCCCGCCTTCAACAATATTTTTAACACCTTGAGAAGTGCTTTGCCTAACAGCCGTTGCTGAATTTGAGGCAACAGATGCCCTTAATTCAAACGCTTTCATAGATTCGTCTAATTGTTTAAAAATAGCTTGTGAAACATCTTCACCTAATAACAATTTAACTTTTTCTCTGTTAGCGCGACTAGACATATCTTTTATAAACTTAAAAGCTTCTCTAGCATCTACATTAATATCAGACATAGCTATTTTTACATTAGCTAGAATATCATCAATATTTGATCGCAATCCTGTTGCTGCTTCTTGCCTTGCATGAACAGACATATCTTTAACCGCATCTGCAACATTTTCGCGTGTTACATTAGATTTTAAAATTTCTGTACCAAGTCGCAAAGCTGTGTCGCGTTCTATTTTATCACCACCAAGTCGAACAGCCACACCATATTCTCTTACTGCGTTAGAAGTAGCATTTTTTATTTCTCTCGCTAGGTTTGAATACATTGTGCCGTCAGAAGTTTTTCTTCCAAAAGAATCTATAGCTTCCGCGCCTAATTTACCTAACGCACGTTTAATCTGATCTAATTGCTCAACATTTGGCATTTCTATAAATGTTACTTTTCCATCTTTAGCTACATTTGCCAAAATTTGTTGGTTTTGTAATCCTTTTGCTACCATTTGTTCATTTGCTTTAGCGATAGCAGCATCCATCATCCGATTAGGCACTCTAGCTAATGTTGCCTCAATATTACGACCTGCATCACTTGCATAATTTATAGGTTTTGAATAAGCCAATTCATAGGCATCAGCCCTAGCTTGCCTAGTTCCTTCTGCTATATTTCTAGCTGCTAGGTTAGTACCAACAGGCGCTCCTAAAGTGTCATCTAATACAGTGTTAAGTTTACGCCCTGCGTCTGTAGCGCGGCCTTCAACAGCTTCTGTTACTAAACGTGCCGCTGGTGGGCTTTCAACTATTGCAGTATCAAGCAAGCGTTGCGCTCCAGAACCAGCGTCTGCAAGCATAGCGCCTTCGCCAGCATCTTCTATACGTTTTGCCCCTGCGCCATATAAAGCATCATCAGCTTGCAACGCACGATCTAATATTTGATAAGCTGGCCCTGATAAATTAGCTTTTTTTGCGGCCTGTCGAGTTGCGTACCGTTCTGTTAAATCTGCAATACCTTTTGAAACAGGCACACCAGCAAGACCAAAAGTGCCGCCAAGAGCAGCCCCCATTCCAGTACTTTTTGCTTGATCTAGCGCACCGCCTTCACCTTGACCAAAACCGTAAACGCCACCTTGTAACGTGCCAATGCCTGGAGCTTGTAAATATTTATTCTTAAACATTGGGGTTCTTATAGCGCCTTGAACTCCGTATTTAGAACCTTGTTGCACTCTCATTAGATTTGCTTGAGGTAGTAATGCTGTAGGTAATGCGCCTAAAATTTCAGTTCCATATGCAGCTACAGGGTTGTCTTCTCTAAATTGTTTTAATTTGCTTCTTTCTTGTGTTCGCCTAACATCATACGCATCGCTAAAATTATCTCCACGAATTGTTGAATCTAAACCAGCTTTGCCAGCGGCTACCAATTCATCACCAAACCCAAAAGTTCCACCTTGCAAATATGACCGTGCCATTCCTTCAGTCATGCCTGGGCGTTCTGGCATAGGCAACCCACCATATTGGCGTTTAAAGGTTTCTTGTTCTGTTTCGCCAGCAACAGGTTGTGAAGCTTGTTGCCGCAAATAATCGCCTAAAGGATTGTTTTTAGAACGTGCAACACTAATACTTGTTTCGTCCATGCCAGATATTTGTGATTGGAAATCAACACCACCAACAGAAGACCAACCTACGCCATCAAATGCAACAGATTCGCCTGTTTCTTTATTTGTTTTAACAGGAGTATCAACCCATTGATTATTTTCTAAGCGTACAGCTTTGTTTGTATCTTTATTATATTTTACATCTGCCATTTAATTAAACCCTTGTGGGGGTGGTGGAGTAGCACTTTGTGCAGATGCAGGGTTAAGGATTGAATTAAAATCAGTTTCATATGCCAACCTAGTTTTTGCAAGCAATGCTGGATATATGCGTTTAATTTTCTTTAAATTTTCTACAAGTTGTGATCCTTGCGTTGGGTCTAACGCACCATTTACTGCTTGTAATAAATCCATTTCTGATTTGTTTATTGCACCAAGTGCGCCACCAGATAGAGAATTGTCTCGCATTTCTTGCAATCTATCAAAACCAATATTAGCTTTAATTGTCAGAAGATCATTTTTTAATTTAGCAGCATCCGTTTCCCAAGGAAGATAAGACAAATTAGAAGCAATCCCTGTTGCAAAACCAGCCTCAATATAGCCCAAAGCCTTATCAATCGTATCAGCAACAAGACCTGATTTGCTTTCCAGAGTTTGAAGTGCGCCTCTTGCTTTTGGAAACATTGTTTGCAATTTTAAAGCTCTTGCTTCTTGGCCCTCTGCCTTTTTTACTGCTGCTTTAAATACAGGTGTTTCTGATTCTTTTGGTTTAATTGAAATAACTTGTGAAGGTGCATTTCTGTCTAGTGGGTCAGGTTTTACAAACGATTCTCCAGTGTTTAACCAAGGACTAGCTCGTTTCATAGCCAAATATTGACTTTGTTCTATTGGAGTCATTTTTTGGAATCTATTCCATTCACGCATACTTGAAGGTTCTGAGCCGTCTGTTATTCCCAATTCTTTTTTAATTTCTAATTGTTTTCTAAAATCTTCCATTTTTTGCGTTCTAGCCAATGCCGCTTGCTCTGCCGCTGCGGTTTGATTCATTTGCATTAATTGAGCATTTTGCAAGAACGGTTGAATATCTTTATTGCCTGTTGCTAAACCAGCATCAATCACGCCTTGGATACCACCGCCTACACGTTCAAGGTCAAATGCTTGTTGGTCAGGAGATGCCATGTCTGATTCATTAAACATTCCAGCGGTTTGGTCATTCAGCATATTTGATTGTTCGCTGCCAAAAGTAACATCTTCATTAGATGGCAATACTTGTTGAACACCGCCAGCAAGCGCCTGTGCCATTGCATCGCCTTTTGCTTGTTCACGTTCCCCTTGAGCTTTCATCGTGGCATAATTTAAATAGCCGCCAATGCCGCCTTGCAATGCCCTTGCCATTCCTTCTTGCCAAGATTGCACAGGAGCCATGCTGCCACCCGTTTGCATAAGGCTTTGAGCCATATCTCTAGCTGGTGCGTATTCACGCTGTATTTTCCCGCCAAGAAGCGGTTGAGATGTTGGATAAAATGGTACGTTCTTTGTTGCCATTATCTTCCTACCTTTTTAATCCAGCGTATGTTCCATATGCCCCTGCACCAGCGCCAGCCAAACCAAACAACCCGCCTGTCATAGCATTATTTGCGCCCATCTGTTGAGCATATTGGTTGTTTAGCATTGCATTAGACGAATTTTGTGCGCCAATGAAGTCTGTGTTTGCAACACCAGTTTGAGGGATAGCTGAGAATGTTGGGTTGTTAATTTGTGTGCCTGACATTAATGCAGAAACTTCGTTTAATGGTGCGTTTCTGATACGCTCATATTCTTGTATCGCACGTTCTCTTGCGTTGCCTTGCAGACCAAATAGCCTAGATTGTTCTGCACCACCGCCTGTAACAGCATTATTCATTGCTGACTGAAACGCATCATTTCTTGTGCGGCCTTGGCTCTCCATTGCCTTTGTATATGCGTCTGAACCAACGCCAATGCCTTGATTTGCAAGTTGTGTTTCTAAAGCCGTTTGAGCATCTGAGAATTGTGGGTTAAGGCGTGATTCATATTGGTTATACATCGCGTCAATAGTTTGTTGTCTAGCCGCTGCATCAGCAACAGGTGCGTCAGGCATACCTTCATACGAATATGGATCTGACAAGCTGCCTTCAACTCTTGTAATTTGATCTCCAGCTAATTCGTTAAGTTGACCCGATATTCCAGTTTGTTGATCAACAATAGCTTGCTGGGCAGGGTCTAAAGTTGTGGTTCTCGTGTAATCAGATGAACCGTCTCCACCGTCTGTTTTGGTGTACACAGAAGAACCATAAGGCGTATATTCGTCAACACGGTTTAAACGGGCCTGTGTTTCCGCTGTTTCTTTGTTCATAGCACCTTGCGCTGCCGCTGTTGCGTATGGATCAGGAGCCGCTGGTGCGCGGGGGGAAGATTTACCCATTTAGCCACCTCTTTGCGTTGTCTGAATATAACCCATAAGTGCAAGCAGTTTTACCTTTTGCAGCGTATGGGTGTGTGCCTTCCAACAAAAAACCAAGCCCACTAAGGAGCTTTCTTGCCTTCTTGTTTGATTTGCTAGTAATTGCTGTCATTCTTTTTACGCCCAGTTGGATAAATGGATAGTGCAATAATGCTCTAACATTGCCAAGCGTGGCCCATCTCTGGGTCGCAGTAATAAAGGTTACTTCAACGTCACTATGACGAAAATTGTGATAAATCGCAACCCCTATAATTTCACCTTCACTGGATGCAATGCCAATCGATGTTAATGGTCTCGCTAATGGAGCGCAATCTGGGTATTGAGTTTCGGCCCAAGTTGCTAGTTCTTCGTCACGATCAAAGATAAGTTGCGTCATCTAGATCAGACACAGGCCAGCCATAATAAACCCATATGACAAACGTCCCCATTTCTCAGCATGGAAAAACGGTAATTTACGCTTTTCTTCAAGTTTAGATAATTCAACGTATGTCAAAGTTAAAATAGTCCCAGAGACACCAAACGGAATTAACCAAAAAGGGTCAGCAACAAAGAAACTATATGCTAAAGCAAAAACAGCCGTGGGCATTGCGTAACTTAAAACCATGCCGCGCCCGTGTGGGTTTTTCCAATAATTTGTAAAGCCTGGCATCCCTGCCGTCATCAATCGTGCAACAACCAAACCAGCAACTGAAACCACACCCAACCGCACAGGGTCAAGTATCCAAGGCCCATAAGCAACCAGGCAAGACGCAACAACCAAGGCCAACGCATAAAGATTGCTGCTTTTCCATCGTTTGTCTGAGCCATCGTAATATCGCCATATGCCTGTTGCTATTCCAATTATAATAGCTTCAATCATTTGTTATTTACTCCACTTAAAGCATCAACCATTGATTCACCATTCCGCTCTAACAACTTCATGCGGTTTAATACGTCTTGATCCCATGTGACAAAGTTACGGGTTTGTGGTTTTTCTAATTCTCTTATAGCATCGGCCCACCTTTTTTTGTGGTCATCAGCCATTGGCCCCCAATCAGCATCCGCACTGTCGAACCGCTTCCTAGCGTTAGCTAACGCCGCCTCTTGCGAACCAGCCGCCTCTATCAGAGATTTTGTAGAACTAGCTGGGCGACTCATCCCGTCAAAGTATTTCAGACCTGGGATGCCAGCTTTGGCTAGGGCTTCTGAGGCGGCTTGATTTTTACCTGTTTTATGTAAAAGCTGATCTCCTGTAGTTGTTGTTCCTTCTAACCACTGTCTTGCTACTTTTTCAGCTTGCTCATGGCTAATTGCGGAACGAGTCAATGGTTGCATATTTGACAACGGCCCACTTCCTTTCATGGGAAAATAATTTAAATTTGTCCCACTAGGTTTTTTTGGTACGGTTACAGAATTGACACCATCACTAAAAGTTATAACTTCATCAACTTCTGTTTTTTTAATATTTCCGTTACCGTACCCCAAAGCCTTCCGCACACTCTCAGGCTGCTCACTCAAAGGCGCATCATAATCCAGATACCGCGCTATGTCGTCGTCGGGTAGATCGTGTTTGTAGAGGTATGCTTCTGTCGTTTCGTCAAAAGAAAAATCGGCCCATTTGTCTTTTTCAAGCCCTCTTTGCCCTCGCGCTGTTGGAATAACGCTTTTAGTCATAGCATCTTTTATTTGGGTCACATTCATACTGCCATAAATAGCGCGGATTGTTTGTTCTGCGCTTTTTAATTTGTCACCTGAAATGCCTTTTGTTAGTGTTTCAACTGCAAAATCTATAGCATCTTTTCGGCCTTCTGGCGTTACAACTTCTTGTTTTACTTTATTCCCAAGAGTGTTTTTATAATCCTGTGCTACGTCTTTGCTTTCAGCATCATAACGCCCATACCCATAAGCCTGTACGCCTTCGCCCTTGCTCATGTGCTTGAGGCTTTCAGCCGCGCCCTCTGGCCCGTATTTGTGTGGGCCACCTTGGAATACGTTTGCGCCCAATATAGCCCCCTTTGGCATATCTGTCATTCTGCTAACAACACCACCGCCCGCCATTGTATCAGCCGCCAAACCAAGCGCATCCGTTGCAGCTTGATCCATTGCGGCTGGGTTGCTTCTATCAGTTCCCATAATGCTTTTGGTTTTATCGCCCACATCTTGAACGATCATATTGCCCAAACCATAAACAGCTTTAGCTGGCAACGCCATCATGCCTAATGCAGTTTCTGGCGGTTGATATTGATTGTATGCATCGCCAAGTGCCGCTGCCATGTTTAATACTTTGCCGCCTAATCCATATTGCTTCTGACCAACAGCTCGACGTTGATTCTGCAATTGCCCTGTATAATTGGACATTTGGTTAAAATCATCAACGCCTAACGCTTGCCGCATGTTAACCATTAAAAAAACTTTCTTTTTGGCATTAAAGTTTTTGTCATTTCATTATTTTTAGAATAATTTACCATGCTATCAAGTCGTTCAATCTGTTCTGGTGTATAACCCTCTTTAGGCCAAGCGCCAGAGGTGTAGCCGCCTAATAATTGGTCTAAATCACTAATTTCAAACCAATCTTCATAAGATCGTGTTTCAGGGTTATTAGAATTATAATGTTCTGAAACAGGATTTGTATAGGATTCGTAACGATTTTTTGAATTTATTATCTGTTGTGGTGACCTGTTATTTCTTAACCATTCCCTGTGTTCTTTCATTTTCGGGTCAACTTCATGCAAATAATGCAAAGCATCAGTATATGCCGTGTCTATTGGATTTTTTAAATCTTCGCTTATTATCTCAACAAAAGGCTTACCAGGTCTTGGATTTCTATCTTCAGTAGGGTGATAAAATTCTATTTTCCTCTGATCCGTTAAACTTGACGGCTTACCATGTCCAATTTCTATTCCATACTTTTGTAATATTGGATATTTTTTATATGCTTTAGACTGCATAGTTTCTTTAATAGGCACAATATTCTTTTTTAATGTCTCTTGCATAGTAGGCATTATAATGCGTTTCCAACTTGCCAAATCATATCGTATGCAGAAAACTTAATAGATAAAGCATTTTCCGCACCACGAATTGTTGGTGTTGCACAATCACCAATCCCGTAAACCGTCAACCAATCGGCAATATCTATCTCGTTTGCCCAATTAGCTTGATCCCATTTAGACGTATCCCACAACGCAGCATTCAATGACGTTGCTGATGGTATACTTGTTGGCGTAACGTCAGAGAAATCAATGTTCAAATCAATTGCAACGCCTGGTGCGCCATTTGATGTAAAATGTGGTCTGCAAAGATTATATAATTTATTCACGCCTCTGCGACCAAAATAATTAAACGCTGGCTTAATGGTAAATTCTATATTTGCACCGTTGTCAGATGTGCCTGTGTCGGCCTTGTAGACCACACCGCCTGTTGTAGCACCAAAGTATAGATTGCCGTTAAACAACGACCAGCAAGCCGCATCTTGCCCTGTAAACTTGCACCATGATCCTGTCTGTGTGTTCACAACGTATTGTTGAGATACAGCGGAACTAATTGGCACATTAAACAACGCGTAAGATCCCTGTGGGTAATGAATTGATTGCCAGCCAAACACGGTTCCGTAGCTTCTAGCTGAAGCAATAAAAGCGTTTTGTATGTTGTCAGACAACGCTTTACCAGCCGCGCCAACTCTATCGATAGGCAACATAGTCGATAACGGAATCGCACCGTCCTGAGTTGTAACCATAACTTCAGTACCGACAACCTCGACGCATCTGCGACCGATGGGCTTGCCAATGCTGAACGATGCACCAACCAAAAGCCAAGAGGCCGCAGTCCCAGGGTCATTGCCCGAATACAATATAACTTCGCCTTCAGAAGTAATGGCAACAAATATGTCATCAGGGCCAGAGCCACCATCTCTTGTCCAGCTTGCAAGGGCTTGGATCTTGCCGCCTTTCTTGCATAACCCGCCAAGATCAAAAGTTGAAACAGAACCCGCAATACCATTTACAGCTAAATAACCAACAATTAAGCTATCGTTAAAAGCAAAGAATAATCTACGTTGGTGAGCAATTACATCAACTATACTTGCCGCAGTTACACCGCTTAATGTTGGTGTAGTAAATGCAGATCCGTTGTAATAAATAGGCGCATCTTCACCGTTGACCATGTAAAGAAAATTACCGCCAGCCGTCCCAAACATAACAGTCTGCCAACGGTTATTTGATTTGCCCGTAGCAATAGACGTTGATCCACCAGTTGCAGATGCGTCATATATTACACCGCCAGCGCAAGCTAATAGCTTCTTCGTTGATGGGCCAGAATATTCAACTAAAGTTTCAACCGCACCCGATCCGTTGCCCGTTGAATGTGAGGTATAGCCACCTCTTAGCTCAACATCTGTCAAATTAGGAAACATATTTTCCAGCGTGATAGCCCAATCTTCTTCCATGTCAGCAAGCGAATCTTTAGCGTTCCATCCCCTGACAGGAGCAGGGGTGCTTGACGAATTTGATACTGGTGACTTTCTTGAGTTATCTGCTAGTGGCTGGAGCATTACGGGTTCCTGTCTTTGCCTTGTAGAGCGTTAACCATTGATTTACCAAAGCGTTTATTTTCGCCCCTGACAATTAATTCGTCTTCTGGAACGTCTAAAGTAGACCAAGGCGTTGTTTTTTTTCGTTGTGAAGGTGTCATATCTTTTCGGGTTTGCACGTTTCGCGCTTCCGCTTCGCCAGCTAATCTTTGGTAATTACCAAATAACGTGTATTGATCATTAAGTGCTCTATGTTCATTAACTACTTTAATGCGTTCGGGGGAACCACCTTCTAACGATTTATATTTTTTTTCTAATTTAGCTAATTTGTTTTTAACTGATTTAGGCATAGCAGGGACGAATCGTTTGTCCAAATTTCCACCAATCCCAAACCCTTCTTTGCCTTGAACTAAATGTTGAATTTCGTGAAGCATGGTGCTTCTCATACCTGGACGGTCTAATTTTGGCCCTTCGTATCCTGTGTTTAAATTAACATAATCAAATCCACCTGGGGAAGCAGAGCCGCCACCTTCTTGGCTTACCCCTCTTATTAATACAGCATCATCAAACCCAATACCTTCCCACGGATCTCCTACTCCAGTTGGGAATCTCGCTCCAGTTGGGTATGCTTTAGCAATTTCTTTATGGGGGAACGTAGTAGAAAGAGGCACTTCAGACCCTTCCCTCATTCTTCTAAATCTTTTGTAAGATTCGTTATCGAAATCAACTTTACTATCGTCAATTTCAAATTTCATTTGCCCGTCTACATCTTTATACCAACCAGTTTCTTTCCAGACTTCATCACGGTTTTTCCCGTCAGCAATCATTTTTTCAGCTTGTTTCAATTTATTTTGATCTGCGGTTTTAGCCATACGCCCTGCAAACATGCCAATAGAACCAGCGGGAACGTCACCAAGAATCTTAGAAGCACCAAAACCGCCCCCTGCAACCATTGAAGCAAGGTCGAATACTTTTTCAGTATCTTGCGGGTTGTCCATTGCTCCTTTTAATGCGTCTGCCATCCCTTTGCCCAATCCAACAACAGCTTTAGCTGGCATAGAACCGTATTCAAGCGCACCATCTAACGTGGTAGGATCTGGAGCTTCCCATTGGTTGTAAGCGTCTAAAAGACCAAGACCACCGTGAATTGCCCTTGTTGGCAACCATGATTGCTTTACAGGTTGTTTAAGCATATTTGCAAATTGATTTGCATACCCTCCGTTTAATGCTGTTGTCATTTGAGGGCGTTCAGCCATTTAATTAACTCCAAGAACCTTCAGGCACATAAATTCCTGTATTAGATTGATTGCCGCCAGCCATATCCAATACTTTTTTGCCGCCAACTCTTGCAGTTTCATTAGCAAGTTTCTGCTCATAAATGCGGAAATCTTCTGAGTAATCCAAGCCGTTCTTCTTCTTAAATCGCCAAACCAAACCCATTTGCATTAGGTTTTCGTCTAGCAACCCAACGTCAGTATCAGCCGCCCATGCAGATTGATCCGTTCCACCACTAGATTCACAGAAGTTTATAGTCTGGTATTCAAACACCCATGTATTGCCCACAGGTGGTGCTGGGTACGCAAAAAGCTTTCCAGCTTGTATCCTATAGCTAGAGTATGGGCCTGTCGTCACGCGGGCTTTCTGAAGCTGCCATTCTTGTGGCGATAATGGGCCTGTTACAGGTTGCGTTAATGTTCGATTCCAGAACGTCTGATTAATAATGTAACCAAAGCCAGATGCAATGGTAGTCATCACGCCTTGCAATTCAGCCGCCAATGTTGTGTGTGTAGCTTCTGCTTGCGTTTGAGGCCAAGAAAAACGCTCAAGCAACTCCCGCCCTTCCGTTTGGGCCAGAGCCAACAATGTTCGTGTGTTACCGTCTGATGATGCAACAACAACCGTTGACCGCGTTAGGCCAATTGTGTCTTGAGCGCCATTCACCATTGTCAACAAAGTCATAACTATTTCGCCTTTTTCTTAGCGGGTTTTTTTCTAACTTTAACAAACGCTTCATTTTCTGGCGTTGTAGGATCGTCTGCTTTAAATGTGCCGTCAGAGTTATGCGCCCTTACAACTGCATTGTACTCTATCCATTGCTTATTGTATTTAAGTTTATGTTCTTCCGTTGCAATTAAATCAATGGCAGTAGATGCATCTATTGTAATAGATATATAATTAATGCCATCGCGTTCAAAAAAATGTGTTTCCATTACGCTGCTTTTCTCTTGCGTCTTGGTTCATCTTCTGGCTCAGTCAACTGTTCCATCAACTTCTCAATTTGCAAATCTCTTTTTGTAACAGCTTCACGTAAAGATTCCATTTCAACTTTTAATGCACTTACTTCTTCACTATTTTTATTTACGCCCGCAGATTTTAAATAAGATATAGCTTTATCTTTTAAAGCAACACCGCCCATGCCCATTTTGCGTATTGCGTCCGCGTTTGCCGTTGCCAAATCTTCTACAGTGCGAATATTGCAACCTTGGCACATTTTTAATTGCGCTGGGGTAACTCCAGGCCAATTCTTTAAATCAATTCCATTAACTGGAGCTTCTCGCCCATCTTTCCACGCTTCATAAGCAGCAATAGCAAATGGTGAAGCTTGTTTTCGTCCAGGTATGCCTCTACGCCATTCATTTAGTAAGTCATCAGATATTAATTTATCAACAACAAGATTGCCGCCTGGCATTGTAATGATTGCAATTTCTGTGTCGTAAAAAACTGGATGGCCCACTTTCATTGTTTCGTCTCTGTCTTCTTCTGCTCTCAATTCAAACTCGACATAAAAACCGTGTTTTTCTTCTGGAAGCATATCAACCATTGTTTTTCCTTTTGTAGTAAAAAGGGGCCAACCGTTAAGCCAGCCCCAATTTAATTAAGCCGCTGTTGCATCATCCATAAATGAACGCTGCATTTCAAATTCAGCGAGGCCAGTAGATGGTGTATTAACGGCAGATGCGCCTTTAGCCAACTTTACACGGTCACCAGCGACAACAGCATCATCAATGCTGCCAGCAGTAGCAGTCGCGTAAACCAGGCCATTGTCAGCGTAACCAGCCAAAGCCTTACCAACAACTTTACCACTAATCTGATACCAACCATAATAGCCAGCAAGATTAATGGACATGGCAACCGCAACAGGTCCAATGGCATTAGCTGCCAATAGCGTAGTTGAGTTGTCATCCGCGTTGTAAGTAACAAAAGAACCAACAACCGTTGCCGCTAATCCTTTCAAGTAAACAAATTCACCAGCGCCATAAGCGGTGGATGCATTGTCAACCGCTTGAACAATTAAGCCAAGCGGGTTGAGTTGTGTTGCAGAAGTGTCAGCGATTGGCTGCGCTCCTACAATTGGGGTCACTATATCATAACTAGACATTTGATTTTCCTTTCAGGAAATAAAGTTTGCACAAAAGCGTCTAAGCTTTCATAACGCCCTGAAGTGAACGGTTTGAGACTGTCATATTGCCCTGCCAAATGATTGGAAGAACCTGACTGTCTTGGTTAACTGACCATTTTTCATGCACTTCCGTCCAGTTCGCATCTTTATGAGCGCAAAGCCCAATATAATCCGTATTCAAGAAATAAGCATGTTGATCTGGCATACCAGAAGCAACAGAATCATAGACTACATCAGCGCCTTTGTACTTTAAAGAAGTTGAACCAGCCGACACATCTGTTGTGTTAGTGTAACGCTTCAAGCTAGTTTGACTATTATCAAAAAACGTAAAATACGTGTCATCCATAATAATCAAATCAGGCATATCGTTATTACGTGTCAAGTTTAACCACAACGGAAGCATCAAACTTTCGATTGTTGTTGCGCTTGGTGTAATACCGCCACCGCCCTGCAAAGGTGCGCCAGCAGACTGAAGTGCGTTTTTCCAGAAGGTATAAGTTGATGAATTAATGCCGCCAACAGTACCAGTACCAGCGTCAGAGACAAGAGCTTGCAAGCCATTGATCTGGTTAGCTGATGTGCCGTCAGAATACATATCAACAGAGAAATTGTTCCCTGCGGTACGCATTGCATTCTTCAACTTGTTCTTAACAAGCTTGATAACGCCTTCTTTGCCGCTGTTTTGACGAATTTCTAAGCCAGATGCAACAACATTAATTGCGATTTGCTTCCAAGGGAAGTTAGCCGCAGTGAAGACTTCACTTTGAGAAACGTCCAAAGTGTCATAGCCAGAATAACGCTGATATGTACCGTTTTCGGTATAATCAAGCGGAATTTGGATTTCCCAACCGCCACCAACAAGACCAACTTGGCCTTTTTCGGTTAGGCGCTGGTGTAACGCAGTGTGGTTCGTGACGTTATCAGCAAGGTACTTATCTTTAAAATGTCGATAAGTAATTGCCGATATTTCGGTAAACGAGCTATTTGGAGAAGCCATAAGACTTTCCTTTCATTTTAAGCCGTCATGCGTTCGTCAACCAAGCCCCCGATAAAGTCCTCAACATTTTCAACACCAGCTTTGCCAGCGGGTCTGGCACCGCTACGAACAACATTAGATGCCGCTGCCTTCTTTGACTTAGCTGCGCGGGCCTTCGCCATTGCAACTTTATCTGTTTCTGCCTTAGTTGATTTTGAAGCTTCAACTTTAGCAGATACACCATCATTTGCCGCAATCGCCATTTTATAGGCTTTTGACAACGCATCATGGTTAGAAAGATTTGGATCGTTTTGTCGTAATGCCGCGACAACTGGAATCATTTCATTTTCAAGTTCTGCATAAAATTCGTTGTCTTGAGCGAACTTTTGTACATCACCATTAATAGCAGTTTCCGCTTGTTGTTGCGATTGCATTTGTTGTTGTGTTAAGAAATTTTCAAAGCCTTGCATTTTCTGTTGCATGGCAGCTAATTGAGGATCAGCGGGCTGTTGAGGCCCAGCGGATTCAGTTAAAGCAGACATTGGAATCTGACGCGCATTCATCATATATTTAACAAAACCAATCGGATCATTGTTTGCATAGTCTGATAAAGCAAATAGCTGACCAACTGCGGTGCTATCATCCATGCCATCTAGTGCTAACTGTTGCCGTCTTGGTGCTAATACTTGATCTAGCTTGTCGTAACCCTTCCTCTGATCTGCAAGTTCCATAGTCTTTTGTGTGAAAGCTGATTCCTGTTCCTTCGCACGATCCGAAATCCATTTCTGTTGTTCGGGTGGAAGTGTAGTAAAAGCTTCACGGTCTTTCGCAGACATAGATTGAGGCGCGGTGATGGTCTGATTTTCATCAGGTTCGTCGCTTGCCTCTGCCTTGGCTACGGTATCGCTATCGGTGTTTTCTTCAACATCCGAATCTGTTTTAGCCTCAACAACATCAGCAATTTGTTCTTCGCTAATGTCGGAGTCATCAATTATTTCTCCAGTTTCTTCCAACTCATCAAATGCAGATTCCATGAAGTTATCAATATCTGCGGGCGTTGAATCTTCAATAGCTGTTGTTTCTAAATCCATTAAAAGTCTCCGTTTGGATTATTTAAAATATTCGTTTGCAACTGAATCAACTATTCCATCAATTGCCTTATCGCGTATTTTGTCTTCTGCTTGCGCTGCTATCTGAGCGTTTCTTGTGTTGTCCTCTTTCTCACCACGCTCCAAAACTCTGCAACCAGTGGCCTTTAAGTTTTCTTCGTGCGCTCTACGCCCTTCTATTGATTTGCCCGACACAGGGCATTCATATGCCTCATAATCGCTTAAAATCCTTGGCGCAGACAAATGCGACCGTGCGGATGGCATATACTCAATTACTTTTTTTGGTTTGTCAATTTTAGCCGACCAATCGATATTAGCGTAATTGGTTTTATATTCTTTTAAATTTTTGCTGTGATCGTTCAAAGGTTAACTCCTAATTACCAGCCGCTCATGCCACCCATGCTGCCTGTGCTTTGATCGCCCATGCCACCAGATCCATAACCACCGCCATATTCTCCACCACCACCTTGTTGGAAATTATTTGACCTAGTTGCTATTTTTTGTTGAGGTGTTCGCAAAATAGGGCCATCTGTACGACTGTTCATTGCGTTAGAATAGGCATTGTTCGCAACAAAATTATTTGCTCTTGCTGCTAACCCAAGGCCAATTCCCCCAGGCATTAATCCTTGAATGGCATAACCTGGGATAGAGTTGTTCATAAAGTTATTAAAATTAGATGCCCGCTCCCATCCTCGTAAACCGCCTTGACCATCTGGACGGCCTTGGTCTTGCACTGGCGAACCTTCGCTACGTTGATGATCAAGCAAAGGGAACCTGGGCTTTCTTAAGAGTGCCTGTGTCATTGTTTCCATTATAATACTCCCAACATAAACAAACTTACAAAATCATCATCTTGTTTCTTAACCCGTGATTTCTCTTGCTGTATTGCAAAATAAGCTTTCATCAGAACTTTTAATTCACGAATTTGACTTAACATATCTTCAGCGTTTTTAGCCTTCAATATGGCCGCTTTTGCATCAACAGTAGAAACCGTTTTATCTTTGTACGCCTTAACAACTTGTATTGCTTCTTCAATAACTTCAATCTGTTCTTCTTCTGGTACATCGTTTTTTTGTTGTGACTTTAACCAATCGTCATACCAGATTATCTTTTCGTTGGGCCTTCTACGTTTAGCGCCACCGCCAGCCGCCTTTGCATATGATGGGTCAGCGTCCCAAACGCCTTCGTCCCATTTGCTAACGTCCCAAGTTGCCATTAAACCGTTTCAATCCCAACAGGTCTGCCATTCTCATAAATTGCTCTCTTTGGTGCAGTTATTGCGCTGGCTAAGCGTTCGTTAGATTCAACAATTAGCTGACTTGTTTGCGCTTGCATATCCGCAATGTTCACTAAAGCTTGTTCCATGCCGCCACGATCTGCATTAGATTGGTTTGAAATAACGTCTTTAATTCGTGTTATTGTTGATTCAATATCCGTTGTCTCATAACCGCTAATACTGCCGTCATCATTGTATGTCAGAGACTTGTTTGCGTGTAAATCTGACAGCGCATCATCAACGCTGTTCTCATTCTCTGACTTAGCAATAATCGCTTTTGCAATGTTTGCTTCACGGTCTAAAGCTTTCTGTTCAGCTTCAGCCTGGCGGTCAAGTGCCTTCTGTTCAGCATCAAACGCCATCTTTTCGCGCTCCATTTGCATGTCATAGTCCCATTGCTCTTGCGGGGTAACAACAGGCTGCGAAGCTTTAAGCTCAAACTCTTGCGCCTTCAATGATTGATCGCCACGTTTTAGCTCAATCTCAGCCGCAGCTTTCTCGCCATCCATTTGCGTGCGTTGGGCTTCTGCGCTCTTGTCAGCTTTTAACTGTTCGTTTTCTTGCTGTAGCTGTTGCATGATTGGTTGCATTTCTTGCATTTGCTGTTGCATCTGCATCATTGCTGGATCTGGCTGTTCCTCTTCGTTTTCATCTTCGCCAATCATATCAAGCGCGTCTTCCACTTCACGGCCCATTTTAAACTTACGAACAGAAGTCATCAACAGAGACTTAGCCGCTTCTATTGGCAAATAACCAGCCGCTACCGCAGGGCCAGCGCTTTGAATAAATGAAGCAATGCCAGTTAGCAATTCTGTTACGTTCTTTTTCTCTTGCGCTTGATCGCCCGCAATAGTGCTATCTGTCTCAATGTCGATCCGATAAGCCCGTTGCTGGTCATCGCGCAATATCTGCAAACATTCATCCCAAGTTGGCTTATCCAATATCTCTTGTAATTTTGCAGGAATTGGTTGTTTTTGCTGTTGCATCTGTTGCGCCATCATTTGCGCTTGCATTTTCTCTTCTGGCGTTGGCAACTTTACGTCAGTCATGATTTGCATCGTTTCTGGGCTAAATTGCTCTGCAATAATCTCAGCCGCCATGCGTACTAAGTCACGCGCATATCTTTGAACTTCGCGCCTTGTATCGTCCAACCGCATCGTTCCAAATTGCGCCTTTAATTGCTGTGCACCTAATGTTTCAGATGCAGAACTAGAACCGCGCATAATGTCTGCAATGCCTGTAATTTCATAAATGATAGTTTTTACGGCTTCGCGCTGTTGATACAAATGAATCAGAACGCCCGCAATCTTTTCAATCGGCCAAATCCATACAGCCCGATCTAAACCGCCAGCTTGCATTAACGGCAAAACGTCTGTAGCTGGGACAAGCATTGTCTCTGAGCTATCCATGATATTAGACATTTCTGATATTGTACTGTCGTAAATGCCACGAACTTTGCAAGCTTCAATAACGCCAGTAATGCGCCTTGTGATCGTATCTAGCTCATCAGCTTGGTCTTCGTAGTATCTGAACGGCTCAACAGGCACTAACGAATCAGTGTAGTCAACCGCGTACATTGGGCGCGGGATCGGCCAGAAGTATTTTAAGTTTAATGGATCTTTGACAGTTTTGCAGGGTCGTTCACTTAAACCAGGACACATAAACACAACTTCGCGTTTCTTTTTATCCCATATTTCCCAAACTATTGCCCGTTTGAATGTATCGTTTATATCTTCGTAATCTTCACCGTCCATACCTTCAGGAGAATAATCTAGCGGAATGTCTTTAGCGGTATCTGGGAAGTTTTCTTCAAGCTCGTCTTTATCAAACGTGTGTTTGAATCCAACCCACATAACTTCTTCCCAAGTTCTGCCTGGGCCGCGCCTAAAGTCTGACCAATTAACATGCTCAAACTCTACTTCTTCACGCTCTAAAACTTCATATTCGCCTTCACCATCGATGCCTTGTATCTGTTCGTCTTTGCCAAACGCAGCTTCGTATTTAACACGGGTGACACCACGGCCTGATATTTGGCAATCTTTAACTGCCATTCTCATGTAGCGGTCAAAATCTTCTTCATCTAACGTGAACGACAAAGCACGTTCTAAAACGTCAGCAATGACTTTACCTGTTTCGTCCGCATCACGGTAGCGACGACGAACATCAGGCTTTGGTGTTTGATTGTACAGGGCAGGGCAGATTGTCTGAATGTTTGAATACAGGACATTGAATCGGTCGCCTGACTGATAACGACCAACTGTACTAGTGTTGCTTTTTAGGTCGTTCTTTTCGTCGCGATAACGAGCATTAACATCATGCGCCCGTTCACGCCAGAACTTCTCATCTTTAGATGCAAGATCAAGTTCCATTTGCCAGCGTTTAACAACACCTTGCGGGCCTTCTCCAGCGTCAATTGGTTCTTCTAATGATCCTGTTTGCGCCAGTGCTGCATCACTCATATGTTTTTATCCGTCATGCTGTGGGTATCATTTCTTGATACGTTACTTGAAACAAGCCAAAACTGCAATAGTCTCAATCATATCTTGGTTTGCTTCTTTTAGCTGATTTAAGCAAATCGTTAAATGTAACAGTTGATTTGCCGCCAGCGTTTATAATTCTACCAGGCTTTTTTTCAACTTTAACTACTGGCTCTTTCCAAACCCAAGACAAATATCTTAGTGCATCAGCGTAATGATTTGTCCAATCGTGGACGGGCCTTTCTCTAAAACATTTCTTGTCGTCATCCCATTCACGCCTAAAATTTGTTAACGCATCCAAGAATTTCTCTTGGCTTTCATCAATCCATAAACGTGGAAAAAGTTGCCGCGCTGCCATAATTCCTTGTTGTTCAGTGTTGGTGTTTTTTAATATCGACACATTTTTTAAACCGTGGTCTTTAGTAAATTGTTCGTAAACTGATCTGCCCGCAGCCGCTAACGTCTTGGCTTGAGCATCGTGCGGTAGCCAATGCTTGCCGTAATTGAGCGCCCAAGGCTTGTCATTAATAACTTTGGCGTAATGCTCCAAGTCGCGTCCGTTTGCATCATATGTATCAATAATTCTAACTTCTCCAGCCAATACCTGGACAAACAATATAACCGTATCGTCAGAATAACCAATATCCCAGACGGTCATTACTGGCAGACTTTCGTCCCATTTAATTGGAAGAATACGCCCTTCTTTTCTAGCCCTAGTCAAATGGCTACCGTAAAACGATCCAATAATTGCCGCTTCAAAACTGCAAAAATATTCTTGCTCAAATAGTGATCTGCCAAGTTCTTCGTCATACAAATCAATATATTCAGCCAAACTTTCGTCTAATTGGAATTGTGTCAAAGCACCAGTATCTTGAATACTAGACAGTTCTGCAAACCAATAATCGGATTTAACCGCACGATCAAACATGCGTTTTGCGTGGTTGGATCCACGGGGCGTTGTAATAAATGCCGCTGTGCCGTCTGATTCTTCAATCATTGGCTTGTGATAAGCCCAAGCTGCTGGATTGCATAACGCCCACTCTGAGTAAGCTATACCAACAGGGCCAGAGCCAACCGTTGCGTCATAGCGGTCAGATCCTAAAAGCTGCCAGGTTGATCCCCAGACAGTTTCAATAAACATATCATTGTCGTTAATTCTTTTGCGTATCTCTGGCGGGAAAGCTTCGTCAATTCTGCGTTTGCCTGTGTGACCATTAACACCGTTCCATATTGCTTTTCTTGCTTGTGAGTATTCTGGAAAGCAATGCCAGTATGTACCAATTCTGCGCCTGGATAAATCACGAAAGCCGTTTAAAACAATTTCGTCTTTTCCCCAACGTCTGTGTGCAATGGCAATTAATCGTTTTTGTTTTTGTTCTACCAGCGCTCTGTAAAAATCTTGTTGATACCATCTTACCGTAAAATCAACGTCCATCTGGCTTTGGCTCAAAATATGTATTGAAACTAATATCACCTGTATGCTGATTATCAGTCTTCTCTGATAAGCCTAAATCTCTTGCAATGATGTTAGCGTTAAGCAAGTCAGCCGCTGCTCCTGTGAACTTTTGATCGCGAATTACGTTATCTGCTCGTGTAGCGATATGGAGTAAATCTTTTGTTTCTCGATAGCTTACCCATGTTTTTAACGTCACATCAAGAAACCGACAAAGGCTTGTAATCGTCATAGCTCGCACTTTTGGTATTTTAACTATCTCTACTTGACCGCCAACATTCATTGCCTTGCTTTCGTACAACGGATTGTTTTCAGTCCATTCAAAATACTCAACACAGGCATTCCATAGAACATCTGGATCGCTGTATTTCATTGGCGGCCCGTGTTTTGTTCTGGCTTCCCAGAATTTATTTCCTTTTGGTGCAGCCATGCAATTCATTCCTAATTACTAAAAAGCCCCAGCGACAAACTTGGGGGCATGTCGCTGGGTAGTCGGGGAAGTAATCTGTCTATACCTTAACCCCATTAAATATTTCTGTCTAGCTTTCTCAATTCAAATTCAAGAACAGCTAAAGCATTCCAAGCGGCATGGCTGGAGTGCAAAAGTTTCGATTCACTATCCACCCCATCTTTAATTGTGTGCCTTAATAAAGCGCGTTTATATCTAAGAAATCCATTCTGAACGCTTTTCCAAGCTTCCCAACCGTAGCCCTTTTCAACTGCTCCATAATTACAGATTTGACTTACTGCATTTAATGCGTTTGGAAATTGTTGCAAAACAGTTAACAAATCTATTTTACCATTGTCCATTTTTGCACCGTCTTCGCCAATCGTTTTTCCAGTTGGATCAGTTTCTTTCTGTGCCTTTTTGTGCATTCCGATTGACCTCATTTAATTAACTCCAAATATTTTTTTGATTGCTCTGGGTTCCAGCCACCTGATTTATAATCATTCCACGGCACAGATTTAAATATCGCTTTATGGTTTGCCCAACGGGTAAATGCTTTCTGATAGGAATCTTTTTTGTCATAGGGCATAACATACGGGTCACAACCAATACCCCGCAACTTCTCAACTCTGTACAAATCCTGATCTGGTGTTGTGTTAAACCCAATAAGAACAAAAAACGCCATCTGATATGGTTTAATACCAGCGTCAACAACTCTTTCTATACCGCTCATTATAACTTTTTCTGTGCCTTTGCCCCATTGATCCCAAGCAAAGAACACTTGCTTCCTTGTGTTTTTAACATTTGTAAAGTTTACTGACGCTAAAGCAGCCGCTTGTTCTTCCGTGATGATGCGTATATTTAGCCCTTGGCTAAAGCAAACTTTTAACTTAAACTTTTTTATTTCGTCAATCCTGTCAGACCACGATGGGTTTCCAAAAAAATCGTTGTCCAAAAGCATAACAAAATTGCTATTGCGTTGCTGCCATAATTCGTTAATCGTGTTTTCCTCGTATGGTTTTCCTTCTTTTTCTGGGACTACACAGAACTTACAACGGAACCGACAGCCCCGCATAGTAAAGCCTATATTATGTGGGTATCCATACAGTGAATAATCTGGCTTACAATCTTCTATCTCTGGCGCAAGTTTAGATCGTAAATCCCAACCAGTGCCGCCTATTTCCATGCGGGAATCGTCCAGCAAAGACCCGTCAGAAAACTTAAAAATCTTTGACGCATATACCTTATCATATGACGATTGGAATAAAGGGTCATACAACACCACACTATCACCAAGACTTTTATGGTAGCTTGAAACTTTCATAAGTGCCAGATTTGGGATTGTGCTATCTACATCATACAAAGCTATACTACTCATCATTTTATCCTAAAACGGAAGTTCGTCGTTTAGATCGTCGTTGACTGCTTTGACTTTAGAATCAGGGAACACCTCTTTGATTTGGTTTACCAGCTTCATGCTATCACTTTCAAGTATGTTGCCAATTTCATCTAGCGAATAAACTGCGACACCTTCCATAGCGGGATCTGTTCGTATAGCTTTGATTGCGTCTGCGTTGCCCTGTGCTACGGCAAACTTAAAACCATCGCCTGTCGTGTGGCTCCAGATGTTAGGCTTGAGCGGAGTGAAGCCAGATGATGTGGCATCCAAATCCATCTTCTCCCAGCCTTTAATTAACACCGTTGATCTTTTTGCGACTTCATTAGGATCGTTATCAATAATCGCCTGGTCTAGTTTTGCTTTAGCTGATCCAAACTTAGATGCAATTTGTGAGCTAACTAAACTCATCAGTCGATCACAACCCCACTTCAATTCGTATCGGTTTGCAATTCGATCCAATGGTTTTAGTGAATGGTGTATGCTATCAGAAATTGTATTTCCATATTCAGCATGATTAGTAAAATGATCTGGTCTTTGTCTTTTTGTTTTAGCCATTGTTTTAATCCTTTATTTATTTTCGACATAAGGTAGAAATATCCCCACCGCCCCACACGGGGGGGTATATTTATATACCCTTGCTGTGTGTATAGGTTAAGTAATTGATATTGCTTAATAATATACCTTCCTGTGTAGCCCTTACACCCGACAAGCTATTATCGTTATATTTCAATAGGTTACATGGCATTTTAAGCAAATATTCAATAAACCTTACACAGCAAGCAACATTGTTTATATTTATCAATAACTTAACCCTGTTTTTCATCGTTTTTGCACCCTAAACCCCTTGCGGTCAATGTTGATTATTTTGCCTTCATCTACTAGGTCATTGAAGGCTTTTAATAGTGGCCCTTTCTTCTCATTTGGAAAGGCTTTTGGCAGTGCCGTCTTAACAATTCTGCCCTGCGATTTATTAGATTTGTATGGCGTATTATCGCACCAAGCTGATTCAATTTCAGTTAATATATCTTCTTTTAACTTCGTGTTATTGATCCTATCCAATTGATCTGGTGACGATGGCATCACCATTACGCCTTTATCCCAAATAAGAGTAATATCGCTGTCGCCACCAATATCAGAGTAGTTAGATTTCTTTCTAGATAACACCCTTAATTCGTCGCTGTCCTTCACTCTCTCTAAGTATGCGCGGCTTCTGACACTGTTCTCCCAGGCGGTTGATCCTGACAACCCAGAGCCGCTTGCAAGGCCCGACAACGATGGATGCGCTAGAAGTATAACCGTAGCATTAAACTGCTTCGTTAAAGACCCTAAATAGGTCTTACAGAATGTATTTACTTCTCTACGGACATTCTCATTGCCGCCAAACATATCAGCCGCTGTGTCAAGAATAACTAAAACGTCATCTCTATCTTTTTTAATTTCTTTAATCTTATCGCATAGTATCTTGTAAAATTCACCTGCCTTTGCTTCACCTTGGCTTGGAAAAGTAACAATAATATTGTCGCTTCCAACTCTAGGCCACAGCGTCAGATCGTCGGGGCCAGCGTCAAATTCTGCAACGCCTAGCCAATTATTAATGTCTAGTTGCCTACGTTTTAACTCCAATGAATCATCTTCACACATAACGCAAATAACTGGCATCTGCTTAGTTGCTATACCAAAGAAATCTTTCCCCATTGCAACACAATTAGCAAACTGGTGAATTAATAAAGATTTGCCAACGCCACCAGCCCCAAAGAACAACCCCGTTGTCTTATAAGGGAACCATTGGTCTAATAACCATTCTCTGTCAGGCAGAGGCCCAACAACGCTTGATGCCACAAAACTACCATCGCCTTCAATATCGTCATCAGTAACGCTTATTTGGTCTTCTAGATCATCAGGGCCAAAGTTCTTTGGTGTTAAGCAAGTAAGATCAAAGCCATTCTGCTGCGCCATATGAAAGATTGATCCAGCGCCAATCGTTTTAACTTCACCGATTGAGTTCCACAATCTGTCCGTTTCTGTTGGATCATACTTGGACGATCGCTTTGACCATTTGTGGAATAGCTCCAGACCTTCTGGCCCAACACTACCCTTTATTGCATGAGCCGTATAAACCCAGTCGTCATAATGTAAGTCGTTGTTAGGAACATGGCATATCGCATTATCTATCTTTTCTAAATCTGCCATCTTTGTATCTTCAGCAAAATCAAAGTTTGTGTTCTCTGGCGGCTTCGATCCGTTTGATAATGACTTTGCTTTAATCTCTCCACGTTCTGCCAAGGTGTTGTTGCAGACGGCAATGAAAGATGTAATGTCAGATGGGCTAATCGTTGTTAATGCTAATGGTGGAACATCTAAAAGACTATCGTCTGGCCAGCTATAGTTCTTCTTTGTATCTGGGTGTTTTCCACTGGCTACAAATTGCTGGCCTTCAGCTAAGACTTCAATACAGGCATCTTGTCCTTTAATCGAATAAATAGCTGTTTTAGTTTTATAGAACGGCTCAGAACATTTGAAAACAAACAACGTCTTTGGAGCATTGCCGATTCGTTCTGGAGCAAAACCTAGCTGATCAATCGCAATGTTACGAATTGTTTCAGCCGTTGCGGGGTCTTTAACATCAATGTCAACGGCAACAATGTTGTGGATTCCACCGCATAGTAACCCAATGTTGCTGTTGCCATGCTTGGCGTAATCTTTGGCGGTGTCTGGCCTAGTCTGCCATGCTTTTAAAATAGGCACTTTACCATTCAGCGGAGTTACATCGTAACCTAGTGTCGCCAATTCTTCCGCATATTTTTCATATCTCATAAGGTCGTACCCTTTAAATTAATGTTTAGGGTTTTTCGGGGCTACCATGACAGCAACCCCGAATATCCCTTTCAGCGGGGCGGGTACGAATCAACCC